TTTCAAAAAGTTCAGAACCTAATCTACCTAAAACATCTTCAGGTAATAGGTCTGCTAAATTGTCAAAGTGTTCGTTAGTTCCTGGCTGGTTTACAGCTTCAGGATCAAAAGTAATTGTAGCACCACCGTCTTCTTCTTGTTCAACTTGAATATCGTCTGGTCCTACTTGTTCTTCTGCGTTTGCTTGAGAGGCTTCTACTATCTCTTCTTCGCTAGGTAATTTTATTTCCTGCTCTACGTTTGGTAGAGACTTGTCTATTTCTGACATTGTTTTTCTCCGAGTTCTTAACCACTATAGTCTTTTTTCCAGGAACATTCAACCCCTGTGGATGAGGCCCTCTAAGTGGTGGTATCGTGGTTGTAAGTTTTTTAATCATCTAATAGCTTCATTCCTTCTATACCTAGAGATAGACCAAGTCCAGCTATTCCGCCTCTAGATATACCTCTCAATGCAGCCTTACCTAGATTCAATCTAGCTAGTTTTCTAAGCGTTGGATTTAATCCTCTTGTTAACCTATCTGTTTGATCTGCAAATGCTGGATACAAATAGTTAAATGGATTAGTTGCAATATCTGCAGCTGAATCTCCTTCAGCAATTTGTGATGCAAGATCCATACCAGCTAAAGGTGCAAGTAAAGCTGGAGCTGCTGCAACTCCAAGTCCTCTACCTAAAACTCTTGCTGCAGTTCTAGCTACTCCTTTTTTCTCAACACCAAGTCCTCTTGATCTACTTGCTTTAATTGTTGATGGTGCAGCCAATGCTGTTCCTGCTGCAAGCGTTGCTCCAACAGCCGGTAACTGATAATCTAAAATAGCTGGTCTCTCAAAGTCTGGTGCAATAGGTTCTGTTGCCATTGCAACCAACATATTCTTTTGTTGATCTTCGTTTGATAAATAACTTGTTGGATCATTATTGTTAAATTCTTTTACCACTTGTTGTAAACCTGCACCCGCAACACCGGCTAGCGTAAATCTTTTTAGTCCTGGTGATTTAAATACATTAAAAGCCATATTTTTCATTTTACCTAATAAAGGAGTTGACTCATCTAACTGAGTTAATTTAGGTAAATGATTTTCTGAAGATAATTTTCTATTGACACATTGAACTGTTCCCGTTCCTAACGCATATCCAATTCTACCACCATCTGCGTTTGAACCAACACATCCTAGTTTAAAAGCTATTTCATATTGTTCGGGTGCAGAGGCAGAATTAAACAACTGTTTACTTGTATTAACTAAATCTCTAAATAAAAAAGCTGTTTTTTTATCTGCTCCTGTCATAGCAAACCCTTCTGTCTTTGCATGTTGTGCAATATCTATTCCTTGTTGTTTCCATTTATTTAAATTTTTAGAACTATATATCTTATCGGCAATATCAAAATCTTGGTTTAAAATTTCTTTTTCTGTTCCAAGAACAATATCAGCTAAATTAAAATTTTTTCCTGGAAAGTTCTTTTTAATAGTATCACCAAATGTTTTTCTTTGTTTTTGAAATTTAAGTATTCTATTTTCAAGATCTGTGTATTTTACTGTTTTATCTCCAGCCCTAAGCCTGCTAATTAAATCTCTAGTATCATTCAAAGCTGTAGACAATTTTGATTGAAACGTAGCTAAATTTTTTTGATTAATATCTGCATCAATTACATCTACAAAATATGCATAAGGAAACGCTTTATTTCTAGCTGTTGCTTTAATACTAAATATCTCATTAACATTTAAATTTTTCTTTTTTAAAAATCCTTCTGGTAAATATTTTGACATGTAGGTTTTAAATGACGTAAGACTTCCTGCTTCTTTAGGCATGTTTTTTTTAATCTCACGCATTGCATGTAAGTATTCACCTTGTGCCCATTTATTGTTTCGTTTAAATCCTTCTAATTCATTATAAATTTTATTTCCTAATTTTACCTCTGCTCCTGACGGTTTAATATCTAACCCCATGTTTTTAAAAAGAGTACCTTTTGTCCAATCAGAATATACCCTAGTCCCGTGTGCAGTTTGTGCGTCTGTTATTTCTTTTCCTAAAACTTTTTCTAGTTCTGTTTTAAAATCACCTAACTCAGGAAAATTTTTTGCAGACAACATCTTACGTAAGTCTTCATTGTTATGAATTGCTTTAACAATGTCTTCAGTGTTTTCTCCGTAAAGATATGTCCCCTCTTTAAAAAATCTTGTTAGTTTTGTTAGTTGTTCATTAGTAGGCCTATTAAAGTATCTATTTTTTTTCTCGTCTCTAATAGGGTCTCCAAGATATTTTGTTATTTGATTATAATCAAATAATCTATATCTCTCACGACCAGACCCTGTTTTTTCCGGTGTTACTATTGTTTTGCCAACTCTTTTTTCTAATTCAGGTAAAGTAATATAATCAGAAAGTTTTGCTCCTTCAGGAAAATTACCCATTGTTTTAATATAAGTCGCAAATCGTAAAAACTCTCTTGTTGGGTTTAGTGATTTTTCTTTTCCAGTTCTAGGAATAAACCCTCCTTTGTCAGCTTCTAAAAAATCTTTATATTGTGGTAGTGATTTTATTTTTTTTGTAAGAGCCATTTTAGCACCAAATGCTTTTAGCTCTAATTTATTCCATTCGTTTAAAAGTTTAACAGGATCGTCTCCAGCTCTTTTATAAATGCCCTCTAATATTTTTGCACCTTTATCTGTTCTTTCTTTAACTTCTTTATATATTTTATTTACCATACCAAGGTTTACGTCTGGTTTTTTTAAAAAAGTATAGTTTCTTCCAACTTCTCCGGTGTTTAGATCAGCTACAACTTTTTTATAAGCAGGGTGAGCTTTTATAGCTTTTTCTAATGTAGGGTAATATTTATTACCACCACGCACTTTGTTTGCAACTTCCATTAACTCTTCAAAAGTTGCATCTGGATTAAGGGGTAATACGCTATTTAATATTCTAAGACTTTTTGAATCTTTTAGCCCTTGTTGTTTTGCATAAAGCCGTCTTTGCGCTGCTCTTTGTTTTTCTAAATCTTTATAGGCCATTAGACCTCCAGGATGCCGGCAAGACCACCACGTTTAAGACCAATGTCTATACCTAATTTAATTTGTATGTCTTTGATTGCATCTGGAAAGTCATCAGGATTTTTTAATACTTTATAAAGCTGTTTGAAATATTCTGTTTTTGCTGGACCAACCATAGTCTTGTCAGCACTCATTAATCCAAAAAGTCTTGAAACATCTGGACCTTCTATACCATATTTTTTTAGTGCTTCAAAAGAAGCTTTACCAAGTCTTGCAGCACCACCTAAAAAGAAGGGTACACGTCCGCCATCTGCAAATTCAAAATCAGAAATATCAACAGTATCAGGATTGAATAGTCTATCTGTAACACCTTTACCTTTTGCATCTTTAACACTAATTAATCTTTCTGCAAAAAGTTGTATATCATTTGGCCCATCTAATTTTGCAACGGCAGTTGCAACCTTTGGTCCAAAATATTTTTGTACTAATAACAATGGATCACCAAATCCACCGCCACCACCTTCGGTCATAAATTTAAAATCATCTATTTCCATAACATCAGATAAAGTTGTATTACCTGGTTCATCACTTAAATCTTTTATTCTATTTAAAAAATCTCTAGCGTTTGCTCTAACTACAGGCTGCGCATTTTCTGCAACACCTGCATTTAAATAAATCTTATCCACCAAATCATTTACGATTAGATTATTATTTTTTACATTCTTTAATAATTCTATACCTTTACCTGTTGGTGCACTTGCTTCTAAATTTTTAATTGTTGTTTCAGCATCTTGAAGTGGTGCTGCAATATCGTCTGGTCCACCACGTGAACCTGGTGGTGGTAGATCTGCTTCATCTACTGTTTGTAAAAATTTATTTTTCTTCGGATCGTTTAAACCTAATCTTTCAGCCATGTTTGCCAATTCATTATCTGATTTTTTTAGTCTCAAAGACATCAAACCTTCTTGATCTAAGTTTCTAGTTCCTGTTGCAAGATCTGTAATGTTTGCTGGCGCTGCTGGTGGGTTAAAAAAATTATCCAACTTAGACATGTTAGTTAATAAATTATTAGCTTGTATATCATTTAATTTATCACCAACTGCATAACTAACTGAGTCTTTTAATTCATCGATTACTTTTGATTGTGGAAATGCTCCTAATGCCTGTTCATTGATAGACATGCTTAACATCTCTGGCTCACCTTTACCTATAAAATTAATATTGGTTTTAGTACCCATGATCTCGGATACGTTACCACCAAGCTTTTTATAAAGTTGTATGATCTGTTTTATTGTATTTGCGTTAGCCATAATACGTTATACTACTCCTATCTGGCAGAGGTTCGTCTTGATATGAATCTCTATTACGAACTAATCCACCTTGTTTAATACGCATTAACGCCTGTGTTGTAGAGTCGACAAAGTCATCGTGATCTCCAAACGGAAACGATGCACACTCTTCCACAACCTCTTGAGCGAAATGTTCATGCATCGGAGCAAAAATCATTCCCATCTCAAACATAGGAGATACTGCGTTTACTCTGGCATGTTTATCATTTCCTCGGCTCGGCGTAAAGTTAATTACGGGGATTCCCATATCTCTTAATTCAGCCGTCAAAGGTATACCAGAGGCTTTGGCCTCAACGATTACCATATCAGGACGCCAATATAGATACTCTTCATGAGCAACTTTACGTAGTTCTGGAAACTCATATCGATCTTTGAAAGCATTCAATAGTATTATATTGGGTCGACCATCATCATCTTTAAAGACCCCCCAAGTAGTTATAGCACTAAAGTCAGCAGATTCTTTTTTAAGAAAAGCTGTATCGTAACTTTGTATTATAAATTCACAGTCAGGTGGATTCTTATGTGTCCAGTCCTGCCACCAATCTCGTTTTAATATTGCACCTTCTTCAGCTGTTGGCTGTTGCATATACTGAGCATTCCAATTGTTAACTGGAATAGATGCTTTTGTTTTAGTTAATTCTTCCGTGGTCCAGTATTCTGGCCAAACAGGTTTACCATCCGGAAGTATAGCCGGTAGTTCTACAACCTCCCATTGGTCAGAGTTCTCCTCTCCCTGAGCCTTGATCAGTTGTCCAGTTAGGTCCTTGGTACTCCAACGTGTCATAACAACAACGATTCGACCTCCTGGTTGTAAACGTTGACGTGGACCTGATGTATACCAGTTCCAGGCTTTATCGAATGACTTACTATCTTTTTTAATATCTTGTTCTTTATGTGGATCATCGATGATTAGAAGATCAGCACCACGACCTGTTATTGCTCCACCAACACCGGCAGCGAAGTATTCACCTCCCTGTTCCGTTTTCCATTTACCAGCGGCCTGTGAGTCTTCCATCAGTCTAGTGTCGAACAGTTGTTTGTAATTCTCTTGATCGACTAGGTTCTTGGTCTTACGTCCGAAGTCTATGGCTAGGTCTGCTGTGTGAGTTGCTTGAATGATCTTTAACCGGGGATCGAGGCCAACCATCCATGCCGGGAGTAAGTATGAGGCAAACTCCGACTTCGTATGTCTTGGCGGCATGTTGATGATCAGTCTTTTAATTTTCCCGCTAGCGAGATCATTAAATTTTTTATTAATTTTTTTGTGGTGTCCACCTTCAATAAACTCAGGCCAAACGTATTTGACAAAACTCAAAAAGTCTTTTTGTATTACTGGCTTTGCTTTATCTAATTCTACACTCTGCTCTAATTCCAAAAGTCGTGCTTTCTCTTCTGGAGACAATCCATCAAAATTTTCCATAAAATTTTTTATAATATTTTTTTATAACCTATTTTTGAATAGATGGCTATAAGAGTCTAAATTCGACATATATGTATGACTCTGGGACCCCTTTGTGTGTGTGGGTGGGCCCGCCCAAGGTTTCAAGCCAAAAAATCAAGATGTTGTGGTACCTCTATCGATACACACTATGCAGTAATTACATATGTTGTTTCTGCATACCCTATGAGAGTTTGTAGGATTTGTGGCTCATACCTAAACCACAAACCCTACTGCGAGATTATCAGAAAGGCATTTCTGATTGTTCCTCTTTTACTTCATCAGTTAAAACCAATGGTGTTTCCACTATTGATAAGTCAACCTCTTGCAAGTAATAGGAAGTTTGTTTCCTGTCCTCGTTCAATGTATCAAGTGCCAACATAATTTTCATAGCTTTGGTCAAGTCATACATTTTATCAGAATGAATTTCATATCTATAATTACCAAGAAATTTAGTCTTCTTGATTATGAAAAACTTTCTATTGTCAAAATCACTCATACTATATTACTCCTATTATGGTTAAAATTATGTAGCCATACAAAAGTACAGCTACATTAAAGATTGCTAATTTGATACTCACAGTTTTATACTCCAACTATCTGACGCAGTTCTATATCCATCTTGGTCGATATCGAAATAAGTCATTAACATTCTTCCACTTTTACTAATCCAATATTTACATTGATCAGTCCAAAGTGCATTTCTTGTTATTGTTTTCTTATCACTTGCTGAATAGTAAGTGATAATG